CTATCAGCAGCAGCCGCCAGCGCAACAGCCTCCGCAGGGTGGCTATCAGCAGCAGCCGCCAGCGCAACAGCCTCCGCAGGGTGGCTATCAGCAGCAGCCGCCAGCGCAACAGCCTCCGCAGGGTGGCTATCAGCAGCAGCCGCCAGCGCAACAGCCTCCGCAGGGTGGCTATCAGCAGCAGCCGCCAGCGCAACAGCCTCCGCAGGGTGGCTATCAGCAGCAGCCGCCAGCGCAACAGCCTCCGCAGGGTGGCCAACCTCAGCAGGCCCATAACTTCCTGCCGCAGCAGTAGCGTTTTCCCTTTCCGCTCGCGTCGGCAACCTACCGGCCGGGCGGTTTTTATGTCTGCTAGTTGACAGTGTTGTAAGTTAGCTGCTAGACTTCAGCCACATTCAACGAATACCGAGGACGAGACGATGGCCGACAAATACCACCCGGAAGTGCTCCAGCTAATGGCGGAGGAAGTCCTCGACGCAGTCAAAGCCCGCGACCCGCGCGTCGGCGACCTGCTTTTCCAGATCGCGATTAAATCCGGGCTATGCGAGCAGGAGGTCGCAGACCAGATATCTCAGTTAGCGGCCGGCGCCCACCCGGAGCAACGGCCCCGTGACTGACCCCACCCTACTGCCGGCAGGCACCGTCCTGCCGGTCGGCCTGTCCCGGTCGACTGTCATGCCGTCGATGGACTTCGAGACGTACAGCGAAGCGGGCTACGTGATCAACGGCGCAGGCGGCAAGGTGCGCGGACTGGGCGGCCAAGGCAAGGGTGGTCTGCCGGTTGTTGGCACGCCAGCATACGCTGCGCACCCTTCGACCGAAGTGCTCTGCCTGTATTACGACCTCAAAGACGGGCGCGGGCGGCGTGGTTGGTTTCCTGGCAGCCCCGACCCGGTTGACCTGCTCGACCATATCCGCAACGGCGGGCCGATTGAAGCGTTTAACGCCACCTTTGAGTTTTGGATCTGGAATATGGTTTGCGTGCGCCGCTACGGCTGGCCACCGCTACCCATCGAGCAGTGCTACTGCGTTATGGCCCGAGCTCGGCGGTTCAGCCTGCCCGGCTCCCTGGCAAACGTCGCGAAGGTACTCGGCACCCCCGAGAAGGACAAAGAGGGTGGCCGGCTGATCCAGAAACTGACCCGCCCGCACACCCCCACGAAGCTTCGCCCCGCGCACCGCTGGACACCCGCAACAGCTTGGCCAGACTTCGCTAAGTTCTACGCCTACTGCGACCGCGATGTCGAGACAGAGGACCATGCGGCGGCCAAGATGCCCGACCTGACAGAGCACGAGCGGGCGGTCTGGCTGATGGATCAGACGATAAACGCGCGCGGCGTGCCGGTCGACATCGTCACGCTTGACGCGGCGCTAGAGATCCAGCGCCAGGCCGAGGCGAAGTATTGCGACGAGCTGTCCCGCATAACTGGGGGCGCAGTCAAAGCCGCGTCTGAACTGCCCGCGCTCAAGGCGTGGCTTTCCGGCCAGGGCGTAGAGATGCCGGATATGACGAAAGGCACCATCGACGACGTGCTGGCCAACGGACTCGGGGGGCGGCCGGTTACAGGTGACGCGCGCCGGACGCTGGAGATCCGGCAGACACTTGGCGCGGCTAACGTGAAAAAACTCGCTAAGATCAAGCTGCAGGTGTGCTCTGACGGGCGGCTGCGCAACCAGTACATGTACTGCGGCGCAGACCGGACGGGCCGCTGGTCCTCCGCTGCCGCAGACGATGACGCCAGCAACTCGCAACTGCAGAACGTGACGGCCAAAGGCCCAAAGTCGTGCAAGTGTGCGGGCTGCGGGGGCATATTCGGGCGTGACGTGTCAGATATCGGCTGCCCACGTTGCGGCCAGTGGGTTGACATCGAGGAGCTGCCCGACTGGACCATCGAGGGCGTCGAGGCGGCTATCGCGGACATCAGGACGGGCGACCTTGCGACAGTGGAACGCATGTGGGGCGACCCGATCGCCGTGCTGTGTGGCTGCCTGCGCGGGCTGTTCAAAGCTGCCCCCGGCAAGGACTTCATCTGCTGCGACTTCTCGGCCATCGAGGCGTTGGCGGCGGCATGCCTGGCGCGGTGCCAGTGGCGCATCGATGTTTTTAGTGGCCACGGTAAGATATACGAACAGAGCGCCGCCAACGCCACAGGCATACCGTTCGAGGAGATCCTGCAGTATAAGATCGACAACGGCATGCACCACCCGGCCCGCAAAAAGATCGGCAAGGTGCGCGAATTGGCGGGCGGGTACGGCGGCTGGATCAACGCGTGGTGCAATTTCGGTGCGGACGAGTTTATGACCGAAGCCGAGATCAAAACCGATGTGCTCAAGTGGCGGGCGGAATCGCCGGAGATCGAGGACATGTGGGGCGGCCAATTCCGTTGGTGCGGCCCGGGCAAGTGGGACTACCGGCCGGAACTATTCGGACTCGAAGGCGCCGCGATTCAGGCGATACTGCAGCCGGGACAATGCTTCAGCCACACAGATATCACCTACGGCGTGTGGGACGACATTCTGTTCTGTCGGCTCCCGTCGGGGCGCTATCTGCACTACCACCGCCCGCGCCTGACGTCTGCCGCCGATAAGCTAAACCGGGGGCCGTCGTATCAGATAACCTTCGAAGGGTACAACAGCAACAGCACGAAGGGCCCTATTGGGTGGCACCGCTTGGAGACGTACGGCGGACGGCTGTTCGAGAATGTGGTACAGGCGGTGTCGCTTGATATCCAGGCCGACGCGCTGCTGCGGTGCGAGTCGCGCGGCTACCCGATCGTAATGCACACTCACGACGAGGGCGTGGCGGAAGTACCGCACGGTTTCGGCTCAGTTGAGGAAATGGTCGCCATAATGTCAGAGCGCCCCGCGTGGGCTGCCTGGTGGCCCCTGCGTGCTGCAGGCTGGCGACATGAACGATACCAGAAGGACTAACCGATATGAACACGGCCACGGAGTTTACCAAAGTGCGGTTTAAAACAGCCACGGCAATCGGCGGGCTGGCGGGGTGCGCCTTAACTGTGCAGTTTGAGGGGCACCAAGTGGCGATAGTCGGAGCGACCCCGGAAGGCGCCGCAGCTGCGTTTAAAAAATTAACGGGAGGGCTAGCCCCAAGCATGGACGGCGCCCAGAAGGTGGTGTTGGTCAGTGCTACGTCGGCCGGGGCGGGCGATGCTTGACCACCCCCTGACGCGCCTGCAGACCGCCCGTGAGCGTATCCGGCAGCGACGGTCGCAGATGCTTGTGCACTCGTTTATCTACTACCACCTCGACGACAGCCTGGTCGACGACCATACGTGGCAGCAGTGGGCCGACGAGCTCAGGGACTTGCAGGCGATGTTCGGACACGTGATCGGGTTCTATGACGAGGCGTTCAGGGGGTGGACGGGCGCCACGGGGATGCACCTACCACTACGGCACCCCGACGTTGTGCTGCGGGCTACTCGTGTGTTGCGGTATGCCGGGCGGGTCAGCTACTTTTGTTGCGGAGAAAACGAACAGCCAAAGCCCGGACAGACGCCGGCCCCAGGTACCCGATAGTGCCGCCCGCAAATATGGCCCAATCGAGATCCGCGCCGAGCGCTTTAATCCCATAATATGCGGTCAGGCTCAGTGCACCGCAGATCATCGACTCAAGGCAGATACGGACTGGGCTCGTTTCCCGCCCATCGTACGCGATCCGTAGAAATGAGATAACCATTGCTAGCCCTACCCCCGCCAGTTCAGGCGGTATCTTGCTGAGAAAGTCGTTTGGCATGCTGCCCGTCCTTGTCCGTTAACCGCATTGGCGCCTTCGGGTATCTTGCCCGGCTTAATTGCCAGTGTGGCATATCTGGGCCCTTCCAGAAACCACCCCACTCGATATCGACGCCCAATTCAATTGCAGCCCTGAACATGGCGAGGGCGATCTTACGGTACAGCCAGGGGCGGTGCTGCGTTCGGCCGTCATGGTATGGGTACAGATCGACCGCGAACGCCAGGCCGTCAGCAGGGTCAGGGAGGTGTCGCGAATTCATGGTCCACGATTTGCCGGTCTTGACATAGTGCGCCTGCTCGGCAACTGTGCGCAGGCAGTCCACAACGGAGAAATCGACGCCCGTGATCTGGATGGCGCGCTGAACAACAGCCACGATGTCAGGCTTGCCGCCGGTAAGGTGTCGGTTTGACGCTTTGCCGAGCTTATACATGGTACACCCTCTTACGGTTGGCCGGCTGTGCGTACTTGCCATGGGACAGCTTCAGCCCCGCCATATCGATCTGTCTGGTGGTCTTCCAGGCGCCATGCTTTTTTAACTGCTTGGCGAATTCCCGATCAGCATCGCGCCAATGGTCGTGGTCAAGGCGGCCACGCCGCATGAGCTCATACAGCGCGTCATGGCAGCACCCGGCATGCCAGTTAGACTTACGGTCAACGACCGGGCCGCTGACGCCGTCCCAGGCATAGTACCTACGGATGGTGAGCACGCCTTCAGTCGTCAGCCAGACCAGATCGGTGACTATATCGCGGGCAGGCCGAAATGCTGTCTGAAACTGCTCATCTTCGGCCAGTTGGTACTTAAAGCCCTTCCAGAATTTCATAGCAGCGGCACCGGTACGAACTTCATCAGGCGGTCGAGCAGCGCTTTATTCGCGTCCAGCGAGGCGCGCAGAGGGTCCGACGCGCTGATGCCGCGTTCCCGCAGTTCAACGCTGTAGGAGCCGTCCGCCTCCTTGCGTGCATTCAGGGTGTAGCTGTCATAATCCTTGGTGTTCTTGACTATGACCTTCACGCCGTCAGGGGTTTCGATTTCGTATTGAGTGACGCCCGCACAGCCGGTTAACAGTGCGGCGGCCATAAGTATGATCAGTTTCATAGTGCGGCCCTCTTGGATTTTTTGTCAGCGTGCCTG